TCTTTATATTCTATTGATTCATTACCATCATATTCTGCTATTCTAAACATTCTACCTTCTTTAACCCATTCAACTTCTAAATCTTTTAAACCACCTAGATATACATCAGGGTATTTTAATACCATAAAAGTTTCAAGTTCTTCAAATTTTCCTGCTGTTACCATGTGAACTATTGCTGGATCAAAAACTAGTTCAGGGTGTTCACGATTCCAAGAGTACCATCCAGCACCGAATCCAGGGCTGTACAAAACTGCAACCTTACCGTCAACTACTACCTTATCCATTATACATCACCTTTATATTTGTTAGGTACTATCAACCCGGAATCTAAAACTATACCATTGATTGTGTGGGGCTCATTCTTATCATAGTATAAACCCAACACACTCATCATTTTATGTTTTACTAACAAGTTCGGACTACGATAATCTTCTGTATCATCAAAGCCCATCATTATCCCAACCTCTGTTACTGCACCTGAACGACATACACCTGCGATACAATGCACAATTACATTACTACGATTAAGCAATGCTTGCTTTAGTATTAGTACCAAACTCTTTGCTTGCTCATCGGTGATTTTCATTTCAGGTTCAATACATTCATCCTCTTTTTCTAAATCTAAGAATTCAAATTGATGAACATTATTGAATTTGTATTTGGGTTCAGGGAATTCCATACCACAATCAACAATCTGAATCAACACATTGTTGATACCTGGATCATAGTGTTTACCTTTTACGATATCACTCAGTGCTACATTTTGAATCCACGGCATGTTTTTCTCCTTCATTAGAGTATTATAGATGATGTTGGGATTATTGTCAAGCGCAGAAAGTAACACCCTAGGTGCGCTAAAAGTATTAATATATAAAGAACATTGAGTTGATAGTAAACTCGTATGATATGCGAGGGTTTATCTAGGGTGTTTATATAAGCACACAATATCTCTTTCGCTTAGTAGAGCCTGTCTTATCGGGCAGGGTACTGATATAGTATACTTATATAAACAGATGCCACTACGACATCTGCTTATATTTATTTATATCAATTCAAAATCTTCTTTACCTACACCGCATTCGGGACAGATATAAGTATTAGGGAGTTCTTCCCATGTACCTTCTAGTTCTTCATCGTGGACATGTCCACATACAATACATACATGTTGTTCACTCATTCTAAACTCTCCAAAACTTGTTGATATGCATCGGCGTGTCGTTTTTCAACTTTAGCCAATGCCGCAAATCGCTTTTCTGCTTTTGCTAATACAGCCTTAAACTGTTCAGCATGTTCAGTACTTTCAACAATCTGGTTTCTGAATTCATTCAATGCAATTTGATTATCTTCGGCTTTTGCATCCGCTTCGAACCCAGGGTACATTGTGGTGTATTCATAGGTTTCACCCTCAATTGCTTTCATTAAGCATTCTTTAGTTGTTGGCTTACCAATCAACAATTCTAAGTGACCCCATGCATGTAAAACTTCTTGAACCGCAGTATGTTCAAAATGTCGTGCTACTTCTTCAAAGCCTTCTTCGCGGGCAATTTTCGCAAAATAGCGATACTTGATATGAGCCATTGACTCACCGGCTAATGCCGACTCAAGGTTTTTTAATGTTGGTGATACTTTCTCAAATGGCATGTTTTTCCTTTTAAAAAAATGATAACAGGATCGTTGTTGACTGCTTGTTTATACAGGGCCATCACACCTGTTGCGTTAGTCTTGCTTCAATAGCACCCTTCAACGCTCGGTGTTTTTAAGCACTCTGCTCCAGTTACTACCACAGTGTCTAACAGTTCATAGTTAATGAATTTGTTGCTGTGCCGATCCTAAAATTTAATCATTCAATACGTGTATTGTATATGATGTTGGTATTAAAGTCAATGACTTTTGGGTAAAGGGGCTAAGATTCCCACATTAAACTTAGCTAGTGTGGCTTTAGCCATTTTTCGCATAGATGCAACACCCTTACTGTAATATTCAAATTGGTATGAAGTTGTCTTTGCAATTTCTTCAGTTGGTATATTTAAATGCCAAGCATGCGGTAAATCATACCCGGAAGTCAAACAATATTTATTTCCATCAGTGCATAGTTGATTAGCATATTCATGGGCTTCTATATTATTAGTATAATCATTTTTCCAATTTATGAAATTATTAACATTTTCACCTAAAACCGTATATCCATGTTTTTCTGGATTTTTATCCAACTCGCTTATTCCATTTTTGGTTATTCCTAAACCTAGCCATTGCCAAGCTGAAAATAAAGTATCTCTGTTTTCAATTAAAAATTCTTGTGTTTTTTGAACCTCGTCAAGTGATTCATATGGTAACCCTACTATAAAACCAGAATAAAAAGTAACCTTAGAATTGCTTCTCATATTAGCAATCACATCTAATATTTTATATGCATCCATACCCTTACCAATACTTTTCCTAGTTTCTTTTTTTAAACTTTCCATGCCTACAATTCCACTAGCTAACCCCATCTGAATTAATTTAGGAATCATTTGGGGTTTAGTAACTAATAACTCAGGTTTAATATAAGACACAAATTCAAAATTGGGAAGTTTTGCTATATCTATGGCACAATGCAATCTATCTAACTTCTCCATACTGTCGTTAAAAGTATCATCCATTATGAAATAGCGGTAGGTGCCAAACATGTCATAGTTACGCTTTAATTCTTCTGCTAAATTTTTAGGTGTTCTGATGTATTTGTCAGGGTCAGTAATTGCCTGAAAAGGGTGATGGCAAAATGTACATTTAAATATACACCCCCTACTAACTTCTAGTGGTATTGGCTGATATGGCAAAAAATTATCTTCAGGTTCAAATACGGTAGCAATATCATCCGGAGTCTTTAATGGAAATAATTTATTACCAGATATAACTCTTTTGCCTTCCTCAATAAAATATTTAAAACCATGGTTTGATTTCTTATTCAAATAATTCAAAAATCTTGGAAAACTATCGTCACTAAATCCTGAAAATATCCAATCACAATTTTCATAAATTATTTCAGATTTTCTAACCATACATTTTTTTGTTGGGCCGCCACCGACTAACTTTATATTAGGATACTCTGTTTTCAATTGCTGAAAAAATTCATCAGTGCACCATTCATGCCCTTTGTCTCCGAATCCTCCCAGCCACATCATACTGAAGCCAATAACTATTGTTTTTTCTGTTATTACATTGTCTAATAAAGATTTGAATTCTGTAGTAGACATTACGGCAGCACTTTCTATTACAAGCATTTGGTATCCGTGTTTTTGTAATTCGGTTCTTAATCTAAAACCGGCAATTACTCTGCCACCGTATATATTTCCACCTATATATATTACATCATATTCTTTTTTCATATAAATTATTCAATAGCGTATTTGGCGGAAGTGGTGAGATTCGAACTCACGGATATCGTAAAACATCGCTGGTTTTCAAGACCAGTTCCTTAAACCGCTCGGACACACTTCCTTTTAATGTTTAACGCTCAACCTTTTTGATTCGTTTTAGATACTCACGATTGACTAGTCCTTCTTCAATTTCACGCAATGCAGTTACTGCATGACCATTTTTTGTTTTTACTTTCGGGCGATGACCTGCCGTTAATTCTCTAACACGTTGACTTGCAATGAGAATTAAATCGTATCTATTGCCTACAGCGTTTACTGCGGCTTCACTTGTTTGTCTTGGCATATCATCCTTTGTTGTTTGGAGCGGGATGCGAGAATCGAACTCGCAACTGAACCTTGGCAAGGTCCCGTGTTACCACTAGCACCAATCCCGCTTGTTCTGGTACATCCTGACGGGCTCGAACCGCCGACATTCGCCGTGTAAAGGCGACGCTCTACCAACTGAGCTAAGGATGCATATATCATTTCTTTAATGTTCCGCCAGTACACGAAGCATCTTCAAAAAATTGTTGTTGAACTTTTTTCTGATAATCCTCCATGACTGGATCCTCCTCAATAATCTTTTCTTCTTTAAGATCACGTTGAAATATGGCATCCCAGCGAGTATCATACTCTTGCTGAGTTACACTAAATGGTCGCGGTTTACTTCCTTTTCCACTCATATTTCTTTCCTATATTATATTACTTTTCTTCTTTAACACGTCCACTTGAACGACTGTTAGATTGTTCAATCTTAGTAAAACTACGAACAAATGCTCCTCGCTGATGACTATCCATAATCAATGCCGCCGCACGTTTTACTGATTTTGAGACCTTAACAGCTTTTGGGTCATATCCTCTACAAGTCATTACGCAGTCCTTTGAATTAAATGATAGCCAAACTGAGTTTGAACAGGTTGACTTAAGCCGCCCACTTCTAATCCGTACGTAGCATCTTCAAACGGTTTAACCATTTGACCACGACCAAATTCTCCCAAGTCGCCCCCATTTCGACCACTTGGACACTTGCTGTGTGCTTGTGCTAGTGTACTGAAATCTTCACCATTGTTTTTAACTTTGATGTATAAATCCATTGCATCACTTAGTGATTCTACTAAAATATGTTTTGCTCTTACTTGCATTAGTTTCTTTCTATAAATTTTGGTCGGAGTACAAGGATTCGAACCTTGGACCCCCTGGTCCCAAACCAGGTGCGCTACCAGACTGCGCCACACTCCGTTATTCTTTCTTTCTTAAAATCATTCCAACATACGTGCCAAAAAATGCACCTATGCCTGCTGGAACTAATAACCAATAGTTAGTAGTATAATTGATAACTGCTACACAAGCGGTTATGAATACAACTGTTGCCCACATACTGGCTTTTGTTACTTGGTCATCTTGTACAGCTTTCAAGTAGTAAGTATAAAAGATATCAGTAAAAAATACAGCAAAAAAGGTTATAATATATTCTAGCATTTAAATGATTGGTTGCAGGGGACGGAATCGCACCGCCGATCTTTAGCTTATGAGACTAACGAGATACTACTTCTCCACCCCGCGATATATTTATTTGTGTTTACGTGGTGCTTGATAAAAGATTTGAACTTTTGACCTCTTGCATGTCGAGCAAGCGTTCTTCCACTGAACTAATCAAGCATTATTCGTTGTCAATACCTTCGACTTTTTCAAAACGCAATTTGATTCCTTGACTTAAATCAAATCCATTTAACAAACCAGA